GGCGGATGTTGACTCGATCGAGCTTCTTGGAAATGGAATGCACTTGACGGTCGATGTCCTTGACCTCGGCTTTCTGTTTCCTAGCTGGTCGTTTGTTTGTGTTGCCCTGTCCTCCCTTGCTTTTCTTGCTAGGCTCCATGAGGTTTTTGAGGACAGAACTCCCAAACGTTTTAAGACCATCGGCCGCGAATTTCGCCAGAGTGCCCAAGAAGTTGTAACGAGCGGGCATGGCGTCCTTCAATTCGTAGAAGGCGTCCATGAGCGCTTGCATAGCTTCGAGGTCTGGTTTTGGCGAAATTTGGACCATACCGCTCCATGCGCTTCTGATGGAAGGCTGCACTTCATAACCGGTATAGGTTTTCTTAATGAGCATCTGTGTGGTTACATTGCCAGCTTGTGGGTTAAGCGCTAGTCCACTAAATCTTATCCAGCCGAAAGTCATATCGCTCGACCACAAAGTGTCCAACAAAGGAGACAATGTGGTGGCGCCGATAATGGAATTTTCACTGAAGGCCTGAAAGACACCTCCAGCTGCATAAGGATAGTAGCCGTAGCATTGATATAGTCCATAGGACCCCGCAGCATAACGATTGGTGTTGCCGGCTGTTAGCCAACCGGGCGCAATGGTGTTGAGTCTCTGTACCATAAAACAGCCTTCTTTGGCTTTCTCGCCTAACGATCTTTCGCTCTGTTGTAAAATTTGCGAGTTATCAGGCACTAGCTGCACCTGAGCTCCTAAACCGGAGTTGCCAAAACTGATAACCTGAATCAGCATATTGGGATCTAACTTGATCGTCTCGTTTGGTTTAATGTTGCATACTTTGTGGCACTCAGTGCGGTGGACGGAGAGAAAGTCATCCCATTTACCGTAATATTCACGGAATTCGGGATGTTCGTTGGAAATGACGGAAAGGCGGTCGCATTTGATCATGTCGCGACACCAGTTGTAGAAGTAACGCGGTTTGGAATCAGAGAATGCTAAAACAGTACCAGCAAATAGAACATTTGGATTGAACTGTTCTGCAGTACACATGCCTGTGTCATTGAAAGCTGTGGCGTTGAGATACATGGTTGTTGATTTGTAGACTGGGCGGTAGAGTTGGGCATCATTGACGAGATTACCACAATCATAAAGATTTTGGATCATGGTGTTAGAAAGATCCTGGGTAAGTATGTTGTTGTCAGTGGCATTGTTGATAAAGGCAATGCTTAGGACTCTCATGCCATTGGTGACCAGGAATGCCATATCGAAGGTATCCAAATCACCAGGGGTGACGAGTCTGACATTTTGTTTGTTGACGTCAAAGATGGCTGGTGTTTTCATCAACTCCATATTCCTCCACTTAACCAGAACTTGAGAGCGGGCATCGTTGGTAGGTAGCCCGTTATATTCCGGTATTGCTGACGGTGGGTGAATAGTTTTCTTAATGAAGGCGTGAGCTGGATTTGGTGTTTTCTCAGCCACAGTTTGAACCTCGGAATTGGCGTGGAGGTCCATAAACATATCGCCATCGACTTGATTCTCAGTTTGGGTCATTTGATTAAAATTAAAGAGAAATTAGCTTTATCGTGTTATTATTATATTTATCTAATAACGTTTTA